TCCCTATACCCCTTACTACTATATATATATTATTATTAGTAAAAAGGGGTACAACCTTACAACCTTTGATGGTAGGTTGTTGATTTTCAAGGGGTTGGAGGTTGTACCCCCCCTTGGTTGTACCCTTGGTTTTTTTGAAAGGGTACAACCTTTTTTTGTTTGAACAATAAACCATTTTGGTTTAAAACTCGTCATCTTCAAATGTTTTGAGTTTCTGCACCTCGTAGACGCTCTTGACTGTGCCGTTCAGCTTCTTTGGCACTTTCTCAAATCCAAGCTTCTTGAGCGCAAGCCCCACCTTTGTCGGGCTGAGGTATTTGAAGCTTGAGTGCATAGCGATGTAGTTCCTTATCTCTGCGTTGGTCATCCAGTCCGATTGCGGGCCGTTTGTGCCGGGCAGTGCGAAGTACATCAATATCGCTTCCTCTTCATTTGCCTGCTGCTGATTCTCGATAGTAGACATATTGAGCAGCTTAATCTCTTCCCGGCTCAGCATCCAGTTATTGCCGGTCCGCTTCCATTCTTCGTACAGCTCCATCCAGAGCATATCTTTGTCCACCATCTCGTAGGCATCCCAATCAACGCTTTTGATCGGCAGCGGGATAATACGCCTGTTGCCTGTAGGGTCGTTGATAATCTCATCTTCGTTTGATGTGCCGCAAAGCACTGCGATACGCTGCAAGTCCTCTGTGATCTTGCCATACGGCCTACGGATAGAAAAGTATTGCTTAGAAAGCAATTGCTTTAATTGCTTGTAATCAGCTTTTGACTTGCCTGCAAACTCATCATCACAGATGATGGCTTTCTTGCACATCAGAATCTGTGCATCTTTGCCCTCGTCCAGGCTGCTTTCAGCGTAATACATGCGCAAATCCTCCGGCAGCAAGTTCCTGAAAAACTTGGTCTTGCCCTCGTTTTGCGCTCCGGTAAGCACCAGCATCAGCAGGGAGTAGGTGCCATGCCAGCTCGCAACGCAGGACAACAGCCATTTGCGCACGAACAACTGCGCATACTCATCCCCTGAAAGCACCTGCCCGTCAGGGAGCTTGAGCGGCTGGCAGCGCAAAGAGGCTATGAGTTTGTCTATCTCCCCCTCCGGCTTTAGGTGCGTGCGCTTGCTGAAGTACAGTACAAAAGGGTTGTACTCATGCGTGAAGTCAGACTCAAGGATTGACGTTACAAGATCTTTACTCACTGCTTTGCCCTTCGTGCTCTGTGTGCCGATCACCTCAAGGGCTTTGACGTAGATGGTATTCAGCGTGCGCTCTGTGAAAGGCTCCCCGTCAAGCTCTAGCTGCCGGGTGACTTCATTGTGCTTAATGTTGTAAGTACGAAGAAACGCTTTAAGGTCTGCAATCAGGTCATCGGTCGCCTCTGCTTTTGCATCCTCTTCAGGCAGCTCCATTACCTGATTGACAATTTTGGTGACATCCTCACCGTACATGCCGTCAAACTCATCGAGCATCTTGATAGCAGCCTGAGTAGCTACCTCTTTGCTTTTCGGGCCTCCGTTTTTGCCGGTAACTGCCCGCTGCATCTTGGCTACCCTTTCAATATGCTCTGTTCGCGGTGTCTTGATTTCAAGCCCTCTGAGCTTGCAGAAATAGAAAAAGCTTGCTATTGTCGTTTTCCCGTTCTGGCTGCGCAGGCAGTTGTCATACTTCTTATCACAATCGGTGCTGTCATACTTTGCGCTAATTTCACTGATCTGGTGAAAATAGGTGCGCCCATTCTCCCCATATTCATTTGCCAGCGCCATGCCGATTTTCAGCCAGTCGTGGTAGCTGTCTGTGATGTCGATAGACTTATTTCGCAACTGATTGATGCAGTGCTCTACATCGCTACTGACGAATACATAAGCCTTCTGCTTCTTTACCTGCCGCTTAGGTTTTGGCAAAGTTCGCTTCCAGGGCTTTGCGCCTTCATTGACAAAACATTCAGGGTCATAGCTGACAAACCTGAACCGGCATACATCTTTCCCTGAAGGGTCAGCAATCGCATGGTAGCTATCTGCAAAGTATTTCTCTAATGCCAGGTAATGGTCCCCGTGCTTCGTAGGGTCAATCTTGACATACACTACCCACCCTTTGCCACTGATGCTACGGTGCATCGCATAAACAAAAGGGTCTGTTGCGACCTCTTCAGCTGGGAATCCATCGGGGTTGTCCTGCGCATCAAAATCAAGTGCAATGATCGTAGAGTGCGCAGTCAGGCTTTTGTGGTTACGGTAAGAGAACAAGCCCGAAGGCGTTACCCCTGGCGCTGCGGTTTTGGGCTTTCTACCTGCCCTGATGTTGAGGACTATATCCTGCCATCTGCCATCCCTGATGCCCTCTAAGTAGCTTTCAAAGGAGAAGCTTTGCTTAGGCTTCAAGCCCGGTACTGGCTCGCCATCTTTGCCGACAAATGGCTCAAAGTACGAAATTTGTGTATTCATGCTGTAGGTTTTCTATGGTGTAGGCTTTGCGAAAAAAGCAGCCGGACAAATTAACCGGCTGCATGAGAAAACCTACAAAACAAATCGTAATCTTAATAGTAAGGCTGTAAGGAAAATACAACCTTTTCGCCTTTGATGCTAATGTTTAGCCCGATTTCGCATACTTGTGCTGCATATTTCGCAAACCGGAAGCTTCCAAGCCCATCGCCTTTCTCCTGTTGTGCGACATAGCTCTGAGTGACGCCAAGCTCAAAAGCAAATTCGCTTTGAGTCCACCCCTTATGCATCCGCATACCTTTAACCGCATCACCAATTGTATAGAGTTCTCTACCTCTACTCCAAACGCAGGACTTGTCGCCCTTCTTATCCTGGAAGTGCAGCGCATAGCACGCATCGCTCATACCATCCACAGGCCGATTTTTGTGCGCCACAACCCACCCCTTGCTATCTACTGTGATGTAATTATACACCTCATGCACCCCTATCCACCCGGTAGGCAAGTAGTCTAGGAGGTTCTTCCCTTTGTTGTTTGTCAGTTGCATATCTTTTATGTTTTTATAAGGAACCGGCGGCTGCTTTTTGGATCGCCTAAAAATTGTTCGTACACTTGAGGAGCCTCAGCTTTCAGTCGCTTGGTGTCAAGCCTGCGCGTTGGCTTAGTCGCCTTCCAAGTCGCAAGCACAGAGCCAAAATAGGTGACAGCCTCGGCATCCTTCATGATCTTCTTAAAGTTATCCTTAATGATGTCAGCCTCTTCCTGTAGCGCTTTGATCTGTGCTTCAATGCCGACAAGCTGCTCATAAGCCTGCACTGTTTCGTCAGTAGCTTCTACAGTAGCGCCATCTGTGTGCTTGGGGTAAGCTGTAAGCACATCTTCAGCGGTTTCGTAATCAGGTGCTTTTCCTGTCTCGACAAAGTTCTCCCAAAACTCTGCTGCTCGTTCAATCAGGTGCCTGCCAAACTCCATATCTACCTCAAAATGTGCATACCTGAACTCAAGCCCGCGTACCAGCCAGGCGATGGTAATCTCTTCGCATAGCTCCCCGCCGTGCTCTACTTGATAGGCGTTGAAGATTTCTGCCTGATATTGCGCCTGACAAAACCAAGACGGAGGCACCTCGTTTTCATCGGTGATGTTGATTTGCGTTGTTTTGCACTCGACGATCCCCCTGATTAGCTTGCCTTCGCGCATACGAGTGTACAGCCGGTCAGGCGTTGCAGTAGCAATTTTGACGCTAGGATGGGTGAAGCGGATGTCATCCACAAAGCCCGGCACAATATCCGCTCCTGTAGCATCTTCAAAGAAACGCACCACGGCAGGCTCCAAAAATGTCCCGGCTTTTGTATATTTGTTGCCGGTGAAAGTGCTGCCGTTTGTTTTCTCATCCCATAACTGGAAGGGAGAGCGGTAAGGGCTGACACCAAGAACGCTTGCAATTTCAGAGCTGCCGATTGACAGCCCACGTGACTGAGAGGCATCAATTTGTTCGCCTACCACAAAAGACCATTTATTTCTCATTGTTATATTGTTTTGTTGTTAAGTGCCCGGCAGATGGGGAGTCCTGCCGGGCTTTTTGTTACTCGCTCTTGGCGCTTTCTTCGCTTACCTCTTCCCATTCAGCGCTGACAGCCTCGGCATTCACTCCGGTGCCATCTGTGCTGAGCTGCTCATCAGACAGCACAGCCTCATCGGTAGTCATAGCCTTGAACACTTCATCAGAAACAGGCAGGTACTTTGCCAAGCGCTTGACAGCTTTCGCTTTCGCCATCTCCGCATAATCAGTAGCCCATGCCCCTGAAGGCTTCGCACTTTGCGCCCGGTTGCGCTTGCGCAGGGCTTCAATTTCCTCAAAGCTCAATACTTCAAACTGATAGCCGCCATCCTTAAAGTGCGCAACAGCATAGGCGTGCGTAATGGCAGCGCTCGTGCTCCCGGCTGGCTTGTGCTGAATGTCCTGGTGCAGTCCAAGGTTGTAGGAGAACTCATCCCCTTCCCGGACAACGTGGGCGTAGATGGTCTTCAGTTGCCCGCTTCGGCGCACCAGCTCAATCCATCCCCGGTATCCGATCTGAAACTGGCAATTACCGCCGTAAGGCACGAAGTAGCACTGTCCTAATGCGTTGCTAGGCTTAAAGCCCAAAACAGATGCCTCGACGATGCTGCCAACGATACTGCCGATGTTGCATTCAGCAAGGCGCGGGTTAGCGCTGATAACAGTGCTCGCCATCTGAATCACCCGTTCAGGAGTGATGTGCTTCGGTAGTGCTTGCGAAATTTCGGCGCTGCGCAAGGATAGAACCTTGCCAACGTCTGTCTGCTTTAGCCCACTGAAGGTGTTGGGCTTTTTGGCTTTCGCCATGATGGCTTTTACTTCGGTTACTTTGTTACTCATCATCAAATTATTTTGTTCCGCACAAATATAAGTAATAACTTATAATTTCAAAACAATAAGATATATTTTTGCAAAAATATTTTTATTTACCTACTTTGCACGCATGGAAAAAATACAACTCAGCACAATTGCAATCAGCAGCGAAGCTCACCACCTAATTAAGGTGCATGCTGCGCAGTCTAATCAGCTTATCCGGGATGTTGTGGAGCAGGCTGTTAGGGAGTATATTGAAAAGCAAAAACAGGACCATGTGGGCAAACGATAATCACACACTACTTGCTATTGTGTCTGCTGTTGTCTGCAACGGATGGGTGCTGTATGTCGTGTTTCAAGCACACATAGCAGGCATACAAGCCGACATAGCCAGGGCGAACTACCGGATGCAAATGTCTGAGCGATTTGCAGCAGCGTCAACAGAGGACGAAGAAGACGAAAAAAGAAGCACTATTGAAAAAACAATAACAACGGAATGGGATATATAGCAAAAATCATATTCAAGATTCATACTCTTGCTAAAGGCTTGTTCTTTGGCTTGATGGTGACAACTGCTTGGATGGCCTACCGGGTATGTGAAAGCGCATTAGGCGGCAGCATTATGCTGTCTCCTGTTTGGGAGTCTGTGCTTGTCGTAGGCGCTGCACTTGTAATTACCTACCTTATTGATAATGCGCTGTATGAAAATTCTGTTGCTGCTTTGGCTCAAGCAATAGAACAGGGCGGTTTTTGGAAGTTCTACAAAAAAGGCGGATTTGCAACGCTGATACTGTTCGCCCTTATGGCAGGCCGGTTTTTCTTTTCTGGCAGTGCTACCTACCTGACAGGCGAAAGCACGGTAGCAGAAAGGCAGGCAGAACCAGAGCACAACCATACCGGAGAATTGCTAGGATTGCAGGACCAGAAGAACAAGGCACTGCAAGAGCTTCGCAAAGCAAAGCAGGAGCAGGCAAACAAAGTGCTTGAGCGTGCTGAAAAACTAGCTCAAAAGAAAGTAGATGTAGCAATAAAGCAAGGCAGCCCGGTAGAACAGAAAGCCTACCAAAATGGGCAATGGGTCCGTGCTGCTTACTCTGTAGCCATCAAAAAGGCCGAGCGCGAAGCCTACAAAATACAAGAGCAGGCCGAGCGCGAATACAACCAGATCATCAAAGATATGCGCACGGAAGCAAAGCGCATCGCTGATGATCCGGCATGGGCAGCAGCACAAAGCAGCATACAAAGCAAAGCAAGTGCAGCCGCAATGCTCTACACTGCTGAGCGCTGGACTTACTACCTACTCGATTTCATCCTTGTAGTTGGCGGCTTCTTTTGCTCATGGCTGGTTGCGTTCCATATCGTTCACAGCGATGATACGATGGAGACGTTCTTCCCTGACAAGCCAGGTATTACAGATGTGTTCGGCGATATGGTAGGCAGTATCTATACTTATTTTGTAACGATGATTGCACAGGTCCCTGCATACTTCAAAGAAGAAGGCAGCAAGCGGATGGTAAGAGTTGCAAAGTCTGTCGGAAAATCCTCAAGCGCTTACAATGCTGCTATTGCTGAATACCTTGTAGCCTCTCACCCTACTGTCAATGCTCAGGTCGGGTTAGTCGCTCATCAGAATGCAATGCAAAAAGCGCAACAGCGGGCGCAACAGGCGCAACAAAAGGCGCAACAAGAAAACGAAGCTGCACAAATCAGAATGAGACAAGAAGCACAGCAAACAAGGCAGCAGTACAGTAATGCAGCAAGTATAATGAGCAGTGTTAACACCCCCAAATCAATCACCTACCCTGCTTCAGTTCAGAAGGATGGTAGTGCAACAGGCGCAACAAAAGGCGCAACAAGCGCAACAGATAGCGAAACAGCCGAAACGCAACCGAAACGCAAGCAATCAGGGGCAGCATTTAGGTCCTACCTGAGTAGGGCAGGGCAAGCCTTTGCGGCAGGCGATGATGAAACTGCACTTGAGCTACTTGATGTCGCAAAGCAGGTTTTGCCGGATGACAACAACAAAACCAAGCGGCTTGAAAAGCTGAATGAACTGAAAAAAGCAATCCAAAATGGGTAACAAGATTTTAACCATATTCACTTACCTATTTGCAGGGCTTGCATTTGCTTGTGCAGTAGGAGCAGCACGTTTTGGCTATCCTTCATTGTACGGCTTCGCAGGCCTTGCAGGTTGCTTAGCAGCATTCATAACAATGATACAACGCTCATGATTGACACCCGCTACATCTACATCGGCAGAACAACCCGCAACCGCAGCCTTGTAAAAATCGGGATTGCAAAAAACGTACAGCACCGATGGACGGACATAGACCGCAGCATCCCTGGCAGCACCGAATACCCGGTAGCCTACTTCAGAGTCCTGAATGCTCAGAAGCTAGAGACAGCGTTGCACCGCAAGTACAAGCTAAATCAGCGCAGGTATAAGGGCAGTGGCGCTACAGAGTGGTTTGCGTTAGGCTTTTTTGCTCGGCTGTGGCTGTACGTGATTATTGCAGCGCACGGGATGCTGATGGCCCTGCTGATTGTGGCGGGCGTGTTTAGCTTATTGTTAACACTAATTCTATTGATATGAAACCAACAGCAATCGAAGCGCCAAACGGCGAATGGTACGGCGTAGTGACGCATTACCGCAAAGAACTGTACAGGACGGCGACCACATCACTCGACAAGGTGACAGCCCTACAGCGTGCGCGAAAATGGATCCGCGAACAGGACAACGAGGCAGACCCAAAAAAACGCAAGCAGAAACGGGACAACGCCCGCAAGCGGTTGAAGAAGATTAATCAGACCATCAACCTTGACGATGTGGTTAGCACTCCGAAAGGTGCCGGCATCGTCAAGCGCATCAGCAGTTACGGCCTTATTGATGTTAAATTTTCTAACGGCGTACAGCAGTCGTTTTTGAAGGAGCAAGTGAAGCCGATCTAAGACTAACCCCTGAGGCACGGCAGGGATATTTAACCATATTTTTTTAACCTGGTTTGGGACTATGTTGAATCAATAGCAGCGAAGGGCGTGCCACCTTCGCGTTTTGAAAAAGAAAACAATGAAGACATACAAAAGGCAGGCGGTGTTTGCAGACCTAACAGATTATGACCCTTTGGCTGAGGAACATCACTTCATCGAAGTCACGCAGTGGCATAACGGTGAAGGCTTTGACGTTGAAGTGCAGTCAGAAGACTTGTTTGGTTTTCAGCTGACATGGCTTCAATTTGAGGCGCTAAAGGCAGTAATTGAAAAACTGGAAGAGTTATGAACATCCAAACAGCACTCCAAATCATTAAAGACTACCAAATCTGGCGCAGAGGCGGGCAGAACCCAATGCCAAACCCTACCTATATCGGGCAAGCGTTTGATGTGCTGATTGCGTATGTTGAGGGGATGGAGAAAGCTGAGACGTTGATTGACTTAGTGTACAGCCACCCCTCAGTAACGGATGAAGGCTATGAAGGCGTAAAAATCAAAGAATCAGAAGCCCCACAATGGGTAATAAGCCACTTTTCAAATCACTGGGAATGATAACAAAATACCCATATCCAACCTTCTACAGCCGACCTGAGAAGACGGTGATGCTCATAACGCACAAGCTTGGCATGGAGACAAAACCTGCCAAAGCCCTCAACTACGGTTACGAACCAGGTGACGAAAACCTATCAGAAGCCGCATTACAGCAGCGCATTTTCATGCACCACTGGAACACCTACAAAAACGAACGCGGCAGGCTGTACCACAACAACAACAACTCGCACAGCCGAAAGAAAGGCGCGATCATGAAAGGGCAGGGCGTTGTGGCGGGCGTTGCGGACCTGACATATCTGTATCTTGATGATGACCTATGTGGGCGTGTTGCTTACCTAGAGGTGAAGCTGCCAGGCGAACGACAAAGCCAAAAGCAGAAAGAATGGCAAAAAACTGTTGACTGCATTGGCTTCGATTACTTCATTATCCGCAGCATTGCAGATTTTGAGGCAATTAGGGATATGTTGGTGGGGTAAATGTTAAAATTTGCGTTTCTGTCAAAAATAATTAAGGTTTTACTTGACACAACGACAAAATTGCTGTATATTTGTATCATAAGAAAACAACAAAACAATAACAATCATGACAGTTCAGCAAGCAATCGAAACAATCCAGACAGAATACAAGATGTACACCAATCTTTGGGAAAAGCATGGTCGTCAGCGCATCTATGTCGAGTTTAACTTTAAGGGTTCTACTCGAAAAGCTGGCTTCATTGGCTCTGATAAAACAGAATTGCAAGCGCAACCTTGCGGTAAGCACACATCTTTCTTTCAGCAGAAGTTGGATGAAATTGCAAAGCTTGATATCGAATGGAGTACTGCTAAACCTGCTAAAGTAGCAACTAGAAGCTACATAGCTGCTAAAGCATCGCAAGAGCGCATGGAGCGCGGCGCAGAATGGATGTTTACTCACAACCTATAACACCCAATCGAAATGACAAAAGAACAACTCCAATCCCAAATATCAAGCCGCTTCGCCTCTAACAGCGACTTCATCAGCGCATTTAACGCGCTAGGTGGCAACCTTACCCTTGATGTAATTAGCCATCAGCTTGCCGGGCGGCGTGGGTTGAGCAAGATGGGGCAAGCGGCTTACACATTCTTTTTCAAGCTGTACGATCAACAGTAACACTATCAACAACAAAGCGCCTTGCAAAAGTGGGGCGCTTATTTTTTGCTTATGCCGAAGCCTTGGAAAGTCAAAGAGCGAACCTTTCTCCAAAAGCACTACGCTAACCGTGGCGCTCGATGGTGCGCTATGCAGCTAGGTAGAACACAGACGGCAGTAGTACAGTTCTGCCACAAAGAAGGTATAAAAGGCAGGCGCAGGACAGCCTTTCAAAACGGCAACATACCGTGGAACAAAGGCAAATCCTACTGTCACCAAGGTAGCTTTAAGCCTAATCACAAGCATACAGCGAACAAGGTAGGGCAAATCAGCACGCGCACATCAAGAGGGCGAAGCGTGCAGTATGTCAAATACACCCTTGATGATCCACCGATGGCATTGCATAGGTATCTCTACTTACAGCTTATAGGACCTATCCCTGATAAGCACATCGTCGCATTCCTTGACGGCGATACAATGAATACAGAAGTTAGCAACCTCAAAGCGATGTCAAGGCAGGAGCATAGCAAGCACCTTTGGCAGCGCATGAGCAAAAGAGAACGTGAACGCTATAACAAACGTGCAAAGCGCAAGCGGCAGGAATCGCAAGTGCGTAAGCAGGTCAAAAAGCTGTTCCATTGAACTATTCATTCTTTTTACCTATCTTTGAATAATGCCAATTATCCCTAACAACGAACCACGAAGGCGCTATCAGAGCAAGAAGCCAACAGAGCGAAAGCCTACGTCAGATCAGGAGTTTTACAACTCCTCTGTCTGGCGCAAAGCTCGGCGGGCCTTTCTCGATAGCCATCCGAACAACAGCTTGTGCGCTGTGTGCCTGAAGCGTGGCAGCATTAAGCACGCTGCTATTGTAGATCATATCATAGCAGTATCACAGGGCGGCTCAAGGTTATCAGAAGAGAACTTCATGCCGCTGTGCGACAAATGTCATAACAAGAAGTCAGGGCATGAAGCGCATGGGTTTATCCCTGACTTCAGGCGCAACAGTGACGGCGAGCTAATACCAACACTTGCAGGCATTCAGCAGGTGTATGACAAGCTAATCAAATTCAAGATACAATGAAGATAGTCTGCTTAACAGCGGTCCACCAACGCAGGGAGATAACAGGTATCTTTTATCAGGCTTTTGTAGATCAGCGGGTAAGAGCGCTAAAAGAAGGCATTGATCTATCCCTTCAGATAGTAGCATCTGAGCCTGAAGACATAGCGCTTGCGAACTATTACGGTCATACTCCTGCTGAGGCTCCCAATCTGCCACTTGGCGCAAAGCATAATACCGGGCTTGAACATGCGCTAACGCAGGACTTTGACTACCTCATGCAGTTAGGTAGTGATGACTTCCTATGTGATTCGTTTTGGCTCAATAAGGATGTAAAGCAGGCACTAGAGCAGCGCATCCCTATCTTCGGGTTTAACAACCTGTTAGTAATGCACGCAACAGAGCGCAAGATGAAGACCTCGAATTTTCTTCGCCCGTTCGGTGCAGGCAGGTTTATCCATCGTAGCTTGTTAAATAGTGCTGCGCATTGCAAGCCTGTGCGATGGAAACACAGCTACACAGGCAAGACACACCAACGCGGCAAAGGCTTTACGGAGGTACTGCCTACTAAGCTCATTAAGCCTGCAATGCATGAAGTGCTAAGTGATGTAACAACTGTGCAGCTATGGGAGCCTAACAAGAACGCAGGATTAGACTATAGCAGTGAGTCAAGGCTGATATGGGTACACGGGATGCACAAAGCCAGGTGCAGAGTACTGCCAGGTAAGGATATGGTGATGGACGTGAAGACAGGCAGCAACATACACAGCTATGACAAGCTGCCGGGCGATGAGCTTTCACAATTTCAGTACGATATGACCTGTGAGGACTTCTCTTTTGTTAGGAGTATAGAGGATGCCTATAGGGGGAGGGGTGTATGATAGGTCTAGGCTATAATCCATAACATCGACCGCACCCCCGCAGAGAAGTTCAACGGTAATTTTACCCAAAGGGGGGTCGACGTTAAAACATCAAAAATGGCACGAACAAGGAAGCCCGCTGCCGACAGGAAAAAGAAGGGCACATATAGGGCAAGCGAAGACAAGCAGCTCCAAAAATCACAATACGAAGGCTATCCAGATCCCGGCATCAAGCTAACCGATGAGCAGATGATGCTATTCTACCGCATCTGCGACCACCTGAAAGACAAAGACATCCTCTTGGACATTGATACTTTCCACATCGTCAGCTATGCAATTGCAGTAGATAGCCGCAATAAGGCAGTACAGATGATGAATAAGCTAGGATTGATCCAGGAGTTTGATAACGGCACCCGTAATATTAGCCCGGAGTTCAGCATCTTCAAAAAAGCCAATGAAGAGATGCGCCAACTGAGCAAAATGATAGGCGGCGACCCGAAAAGCCGTCAGGATATGGCGGCATTCCTTGATGAGGGTGAACCGGAGCACGACCCATTGGAAAATCTAATGCCGGGAGGGGCTTAATATGTCGGAAAACCTCAAAAAAGCGCTTTGGTACATTGAAAACGTCAAAAATGGCAGTATTACCGCTGCTAAATGGGTAAAACTTGCTATAGAGCGCCATTTGAGGGATTTAGAGCGCTCAAAGACTAAAAAATTTGACTATTTCTTTGATGAAAGCACCGCAGCGCACATTTTGAAGGTTTTTGGCGTCTTCAGGCACGGAAAAGGTAAATGGAGGGGCAATAGCTTTGATTTGATGCCTTGGCAAGCCTTCATTTTGTATTGCGTTTACGGCTGGAAGCGAAAAAGCGATAAAAAGCGGCGGTTTCGGACGGTTTACATCAAAGTAGCGCGAAAAAACGCAAAAACAGAGTTCCTGGCAGGCGTTGGCAACCTCGGATTTTACTTTGAAGGCGAAAGCGATGCTGAAATATACTGGTTTGCAACGAAAAAAGACCAGGCAAAGATTGGATGGGACAGGCAAAAAGAGATGGTTTTGCAGCTCCGTAACGATAGCAGCCGGTTCGCTCGTTTCTGTGATACGTCAAAATACCGGATTTACACCCAAAAAGGAACAGGGTTTGTAGCTTATTTGGGCGCTGATAGTGACACAGAAGACGGATTAAGCCCCCATTACGGCCTATGCGACGAATACCACGCCCACAAAAATGACGGCATGGTAAATGTTATCGAATCCGGTATGGGTTCACGCTCTAACCCTATGATGTGGTTCATCACTACAGCAGGGTTCAACCCTCAAAGCCCCTGCGCACTGTTTGAAAAGTCCTGTAAGCAGATATTGGACGGCGTAAAGGAGAATGACAATATCTTCGCAATGATTTTTGACCTTGATGAAGATGATGATTGGGAGGACAGCAACAATTGGATAAAAGCAAACCCGGCACTGCCTTACATTGACACCTTAGAGGACTTCTTATTTGCTGAGTACGCCAAAGCGAAAACGCAGGGGCAAAGCAAGATCATCAATTTCAAGACAAAGAACTTAAATATGTGGATGACAAGCTCCGCCACATGGATTAAGGCTGAGGATTGGAAAGATTGCGAGACAGACGTGGATTATGAAGCGCTAAAGGGCAAAAGATGCTATGGAGGGCTTGACCTTGCAAGCACGCGGGATATTACAGCGCTGTGCTACTACTTCCCGGTTCAGGAGGGGCTGGCTGAGCCTGTGATGATCTGGAATATGTGGTGCCCTGAAGACCAGGCAACAGAGCGCGAGCGCAACGACGCTATCCCTTACCGGCAATGGGCAGCAGATTATTGGATAACGCTGACACCGGGCAACGTGACGGATTACGGCTACATCAAAGAGCAGATTAAGCAGGACTGCGAGGACTTTCAGGTCCAGAGCATCGCCTATGACAGGTGGAACAGTTCTCAGTTAGTAATTGACCTGCTTGATGAGGGCATCAATATGCGCAAGATTGGGCAGGGCTTCGCTTCATTGTCAGCGCCTACTAAGCAGCTAGAGACAGAGATACTACAGCAGAACGTCAGGCACGATGGCAATCCTGTGATGGCTTGGATGATGTCAAACGTGGATCTGAAGCACGACCCGGCAGGCAATATCAAGCCAGACAAAGACAAAAGCAGCGAAAAGATTGACGGTGTTGTCGCTATGGTGATGGCACGAGCAGAGGCGATGGACTTAGAGACAGAGGCAGGCAGTTTCTACAACAATAACGACTTACTTTTTGTGTGATGGAAGACAAGCAAATGAGAGTTAGCGTACCTATCGAATTGATTGATGCAACGCACCGGGTGGGCTTCTTTAAGCTTGTTCAGCGCATGGCGCAGGACGTTGAGCGTTTCCGGGAAGCCTACGAACTTGCAGAGGCTGAATTGGAAAAATACGGCATGGCGCGAAGGTATGCGAACTATGATAGCTTCAGGAATCAGTATCGGATATGGGTGCGCGATATGATACAAAAAAGGCTCCCTGATATTCACCGGGAGCCTCAAAAGTAGGTATGAAACAACTAAACAATCATTCCTCTGTGATGACATCAATAAGGCTATCGCGCCACCCTGTCTGATACGCTCGCACAATTAACGCTTTCACTTCTTCCTGGCTAAAGGTACGAAAAGTCACTAATTTCTCGGCAAGCTGCTCAGCATTGGCTTTTGACTTGCTTTTGATACCACCGTGTTTCGATTTCCCTTCTAAGCCTTTTGGGGATTGCTCTTTGCCCATGTTGATGTATTTGCTTGATAAATGCCTCCGGGTTGTCTTCTTTCAAGTACAAAAACCCCTGCTCTTTGTCGATTGAAATTCTAAGCGCTTTTTCATTATTATGCCTGTCTACTTTATACCAAGCAGGCTTGAAATTGACGCTCAGGGTGTACCGGCAGGTGGTTAATTGCATTCGTTGTGTTTAGTTGCGCAGGGAGGATTTGAACCTCCGGTTCAGGATCATGAGTCCTGCGTGTTGCCAGCTACACTACTGCGCAATATTAGTTAGTCGCAATATACCGATTTTTGCGGTTTTATGCTTATGTTTGTAACGAACAAAGGGGCAAGCCCTGCACGGCTGCCCCTTAATTAATAATCCAAAATCATTACTATGTCAAGTCAAATCTACGAAGCTCCACGCGTACATGTAACTTTTGATTACAATTTATTTAAGTTACACAACTCTAACAGACCTCCTAATCACTGGCCAAAAATAGCTAAAAGCCTGAAAAAGAAGGATATGAGCCGCTACGTACCGATTATTGTAATCGTTGCAGATAACGGTTACATTATCATTGACGGGCAGGGCAGGTACTTCGCCTGTATGGAATTAGGGTTGCCGATTTACTATATCATTTCGGAATCTGTAGGTATTGAAGACATTGCAACGTTTAATACTGGGCAGGAGAATTGGAAGCCTTTAGATTACTTGAATTTCTATGCTACTCAAGGAAAGCCTGACTATATTAGAGTTAAAAAGTTTTTGTCTGATTTTACAAACATGAGGATTCAGTACTTACTTACTCTGTGGCAAGGAGGTAAAGATAGAAGTTCAACTGGCTCAGAAATATTTAAGCAAGGACTGTACCCGTTTCCAGAAGAAGCGAGAAAAAAAGCGGCATTGGTTTCTCAGATGTTAACTGCTATCGAAAACAACGTGCCTAGAGAGGAAGTTAAAAACAAATACTCTTTAGCTTCCGCATTAGGCTCCCTTTCACTGAATCCAGAATTTAAGCCCAACAGGCTGATTCAGCAGATTAAGAAATATCCTTATGTGTTTAGGGCTCAAGCAGATCAGTCACACTATAAGCAGATATTAGAGAAGGTTTACAATTACCGTAAGCGCGGTGATAATGGGAATGTAAGGTTTTAAACCGTAGTATACCTAACCCCCCCCCGCCGCCTACACGGCAAAAAATGCTTATCTAACTGCCCGGTATAAATGCTAACGCTCTGCCGGGCTTTTTTTATCTTATGCAGTAACCCCATCGGGCGCGGGCCTGAGCTATCGCCGTGCAGCTCAAGTTGTTTAGTTAAAAAATCCAGCGCTGACAGGATTCGAACCTGTACACTGAGAACCGTTAGTCTCATGTTCTGCCAATTAAACCACAGCGCTAGACTACTTTACCGCACCAAAATACAAAATATACACGAATAGTTCAGGGCAGTACGCCTAAAAACATGCAATTTTCGCGCAATGGCGAAAGTATTAGGCATATCTATCCCTCGAATTTTCAGGAGTAGCCCCGAACGGCCGGGCACTAGCCTGTCAAACCCTGCAAGCTGGCTAACAGCGATTTTCGGCAAAGCGAGCAAAGCAGGAGTTGATGTATCACCGGAGAACGCCATCACAGTCACAGCCTTTTGGCGTGCGGTCTCTATCCTTGCTGAGTCTATCGCAGGGCTGCCCTTTGAAGTCTTGGAGATTGACGATGAGGGCAATATCAACATCAACCGGCAGCATCCTATCGCCTACATGATTGATGCAGAGCCAAGCCAGCTATACACCTCCTTCACCTTTCGGCATACCATGATGGTACACGCCTGCATGTTCGGCAATGCCTATGCCCGCATACACCGGGACGATGACGGCAGGCCCCGCAAGTTTACTATCCTTGATGCCCGGCACATTGATATTTTCGTCAGCGATGAGGGGCTGATGTACTACACCTTCAGGCACAAAAACAAAGTTCAAACATTCAAAGCTGAAGAGATTATCCATATCCCCGGATTCAGCATGAATGGGATTGCAGGGCTAAACACTATTGACGTACACAAAGACAATCTAGGCACAGGGCTGGCAGCACGCGACTTCGGCGCTAACTTCTTCAAGAACGGCGCACACCTGAACGGCTACATCAAATACCCCACAAAGCTCAATGAAGAGGGCTTCGACAGGGTAAAACGGGGCTGGAATGCTAACTACGGCGGCGCAGAGAACAGCGGCAAAACAGCAATACTCGACCAGGGCAGCGAATTTGTCCCTCTGAACATGGGGCCACAGGATGCCGGGCTTATCCCTACTCAGAAGTTCAACGTAGAGGATATTGCACGTATCACCGGCGTGCCGATGCACATGCTGCAAGCACTTGACCGGGCAACATTCAACAACATCGAGCAGTTGAGCCTTGAATTTGCAAAGTACACTATCCGCCCGTGGGTAAAGCGGTGGGAGCAGGAGTACAACCGCAAGGTGTTCAGCCAATACGAGCGTGGGCGCTTTAAGGTGCGGCTGAATATGGACGCTTTCATGCGTGCAGATACTGAGGCGCGTGCTGAATACTACAACAAAGCGATACAGAACGGATGGATGAGCATCAATGAAGTGCGAAAAACAGAGAAGCTTAACCCGGTAGAGGGCGGCGATAAACACTTCATTCAGCTCAATATGACAACGATTGACCAGCCGCAGCAACCGGCACAAAATAGCAGTGAAGATGCCGTATAGTGACTACCCCAAGGCGGCAAGTGAGCAAGCTAAAAAAGCGTTAAGGCACAAAGAGTCTTACGGCAGTAGTTGCGGCACAGCAGTTGGATGGGCTAGAGCAAATCAGCTATCTAAACGAGAGGCAATTAGTGAGGACATAGTAAAAAGAACTTATAGTTTTCTTTCAAGGTCAAAAGTATATGACCAAGGAGACTTTTTAGATAGCGACGGGAACGAGATTTGCGGCAGTGTTAGTTATGCCGCATGGGGAGGCGACCCGATGCTACGATGGACAGAGACAATCGTCAATAACCTGCAAGAATCAGAAAGGACAATGGACGAGCTTAAAATAACAAGGCATATCGTCGGCATTCAGGAGGATGACGACTTCATCACTATCACCTTTGCAAAGCCTGATATGGAGGATGCGGAGGGTGATATGGATGATATGGAGATGAACGCCTATAAGGGTAAGAAAAAGAAAAAACGTGCAGAACCTGATGAGCTATCTGTAGGTGATTACGTCAGTTGGAATAACTCTGGCGGGCGTGCTTACGGGCAGGTTACACAGATTGAGCCTGATGGCACTGTTGTCGCAGATAGCGGCTTTGAAGTCACCGGCACACCTGATGACCCTGCTGCTCTAATCAGCGTCTATGAGCTTGACGAAGAAAGCGGGCTATTCGTAGAGCGCGACCCTGTACTAATCGTTGCGCACCGCTTCACTACTCTTACA